CTCGTATCCGGAGAAAATTTCAAAAATCCCAGGAAATTGAAAGGAGGGTGGTAAAATGCCCCGTCCATTGAGTCAGGAAAAGAAAAGAGAAAAGACAAAAGAAAGCTTGAAAAATGCGCTTTTGTCGAACAAAATGTCTGAAAAATTTCTGGAAGACAAGGTGGAAGAGTATATGTCCTTTTATGATGATTTACTCTACATAAACCAGACACTTACCACCCTGAAAAAAGATGGAAACTGTACGCTCAAAAATTACACCGATGCAACGGCGGAGAAACGCCGGATCTCGGCGGAGATGAGGAGCATCCTGTCGTTCCTGGGGCTAAAGCCGTCGGACGTGGTCCTGTCGTCAGGCGCTGCGGACGATGAGGAGTTATAGCCGTTTTATAGATCCGTATATCCGGAAGATTAAAAACAACGAGGTGGAACACTGCAAAGAGCAGGACCTCATGATTGATAATATAGTGATCCCCACGCTGGAACGGCCGGATGTCCGGATCGATGATGAAAAAATTGAAAAAGGTTTGTCCTTGCAGAAATACTTCCCATATCGGCTCATCGAATGGGAGGTATTTCTTTTTGCACTGATCGTGGGCGTGATTTTCACAGATGGTGACATCGTTTTCAATGAAATTCGTGTCATGGTGGGACGGGGGAGCGGGAAGAACGGGTTTATTTCCTTTCTATGCTTTTACTTCCTATCACCATATCACGGAATAAGGGGATACAATATTGACCTCATGGCAAATGCGGAAGACCAGGCAAAGACCTCTTTCAAGGATGTCTATGAAGTGATCACAGATCCGGTGGATGTCAGGTATAAGCAGGTATTGAAAAAGAACTACCACGCAACAAAAGAACTGATTACAGGGAAAGTCACAAAGTCGGAACTTCGATTTAACACGTCATCTAAGCGCGGAAAAGACAGTAAGCGAACCGGCTGCATCATATTTGACGAGAAACATGAATATACCGACGTCCAGAACATGAATACATTGAAATCAGGACTGGGAAAAGTCTGGCATGGAAGAATTATCACGATCACTACGGATGGCCACATCCGGGGCGCAGTGCTGGATCAGGAGAAAGAACAGAATCAGGCAATCTTAAAAGAATACAACCCATTAAATCGAACTCTGGTGTTCTGGTGTCGGATTGAGAACGAGAAGGAGTGGAACCAGATAGATAAGCTGGTAAAGGCCATTCCGAGTTTAAATGATTTCCCGAGCCTGCGGACCACAATCGAGAAAGAGATCATAGATATGCCGTACAATATGGACTATTTTCCGGAATATATGGCAAAACGCTGTAATTTCCCTATCGGAAATAAAGAAGTTGAGGTGGCCACCTGGGAAGATATCCTGGCAACGGATCAGGATATGATAGACCTGGAGGGAAGGAACTGTGTAGGAGGTGTGGACTATGCGAAAACCAATGATTTTGTTACAACAGGCCTTACTTTTCGTGTGGAAGAAAAAATATACCATGTGCAGCACACCTTCATCTGTTCCAGATCGAGGGACTTAGGTGGAATCAAGGCTCCTTTGCGGGAATGGGAAGCAAAAGGGGATGTAGAATTTGTGGATGATGTGGAAATTTCTCCGGATTTGGTGGCCAGCTGGTTTGAGAAAATGGGCCAGCGGTACAACATCATCAAGATTGCAATCGATAATTACCGATATTCTCTTTTGAACTCAGCTTTGAAGAAAGTTGGGTTCGATGCTTTTGAGAAGAAAAATGTGTATCTGGTTCGACCTTCTGACATTATGAAGGCCGCACCGATCATAAATCATGGCTTTGTCACCCATATGATCGTTTTCGGAAATACGCCTATCATGCGGTGGTACACAAATAACACCAAGAAACAAATGGATGATAAGGGAAATATTACATATGGAAAAATCGAACCGAACTATCGGAAGACAGATGGATTCATGGAATTTGTCTGCACAATGACCATTATTGAGGAGATTCCGGAAGAGCTTGACTACTCCGGAATCAACTTTGATGTATATAGCTATTAAAGCGGGAAGGAGGTGTGACATGGGATTTTGGGCATGGCTCAAAGGAAAAATGTCTACGGGGAAGACCGTGGAAGTAACTGCGGACACGATCGAACAGTTTGTAGACCAGGAACGACTTTCCAACCTGGTGGCGGAGGAGCTTACCATTCACGCGGCAATCAACCTGATCGCGAACAGTATTTCGAAGTGTGAATTTAAGACTCTGTCAAAAGGAAAGGAGCAGCAGGGGGAAGAATATTATGTTTGGAACTATGAGCCGAACAAAAATCAGAACTCCAGTCAGTTCCTCCAGGAGCTTGTGGCGACACTCCTGTACCGCAATGAATGTTTGGTAGTCGAAAGCATGGGACAGCTGATCATCGCGGAAAGCTTCACGAAAGAAGAATATGCCTTAAAGGAAACGGTATTCAGCAACGTATACCGGAAGGGGCTGACCTTTGACAGGACTTTTCGTATGTCGGAAGTTCTGTATTTTCGCTTAAATAACAAGAATATCCGCCAGCTTCTCACAAACCTGTGCAACGGGTACAACACTCTGCTGGATGAGGCGGTGGATAAATACGAAAAAGCCGGTGGCGAAAAGGGAACCCTGCACATTGATGCCCTGGCCACCGGTGCAAAATATGGGGGTAAAAGTTTCGAGGAAGTCTATGAAGACCTGATGAACAATCGATTTAAGCGCTTTTTCAACAGCCGGAGCGCGGTTCTCCCATTGTTTAACGGCTTTACATATACGAAACAGGCAGCAGAACAGAGCAAGAAATCCACGTCAGAAATGAAAGATATCACCGATGTACTGGATGAAATTGTGGTAACTGTGGCCCGAGCGTTCAATATTCCATCGCCATTGTTGAAAGGCGATGTGTCAGATGTGGAAAAAGTGACGCAAAACTTTCTTACCTTCTGCGTGGATCCAATCTGCAAAATGCTTCAGACAGAGATCAACCGGAAGCGCTATGGCAAACGCCAGGTGCGGCAGGGCTGCTATTTGAAGATCGACACGACCACTATCATGCATGTGGATGTGTTCGCGATTGCGGAGAAGATCGACAAACTGATCTCTTCCGGCATGTACTGTATTGATGAGCTCCGGAAGAAACTCGGAGAAACAGAACTCGGCACGGAAGAGAGCAGGAAGCATTGGATCACAAAGAATTATACCGATATTGCGAAAGGAGGTGATGCAGGATGAATGCAACGAAGTTTCGCTTTGAACAGCTGGCCGGTGGAAATACACATAAATTGTATATTTACGATGACGTAACTGCATACGGCCCTTTTAACTGGGAGACCTGGGACTATGATGAGTCAGAAACCAGCGCGAAATACTTCCGGGAGCAGCTGGAATCAATCCCGGACAGCGGGACCATTGAGCTGCACATCAACAGCAACGGCGGATCTGTCAAGGAAGGAATTGCCATTTATAACCAGCTGAAACAGCACCAGGCAGAGAAGATCTGCTATGTGGATGGATTTGCTTATTCTATCGCAAGTGTGATCTGCATGGCCTGCGACAAAATCATTATGGGCCAGGGCACTTCCATGCTGATCCATAACATGTCCATGTCTGTATACGGCGACGCAAAGATGCTGCGGAAGTGTGCGGACGATCTGGATGTGCTGATGGAGTCCAACCGGCAGATCTACATGGAGCGGGCGAAAAATCTCACCGAGGAAGAACTCAAGGAGATGATGGACAAGGAAACCTTCCTGACGCCGGAACAGTGCCTGGAATATGGTTTCTGTGATGAAATCAGTACCAGTAAAGTGGATCCGGGCCAGCTGAACCAGCAGGCGGAGGTTACAATCCGGCAGCTCCGGCAGCAGATCAACAGTTTCCAGTCCTTCCACAAAGAGATGGAACAGTTTGTTTCAAAAGAAAAACCTCCGGTACCGGAGAAAAAAGAAAAAGGTGACAAAGTGCTCAAAATGATGGGCGCTTTTTTAAATGCATTTGAAAGGAGCAGCAAATGAAGAATAAAGACCTTCTGAACCAGGAAAACAAAGAATTGATGCAGAACCTCTCCGAGGCTCTGAAAAATGACGACGAGGAAGCAATGGCCGAGGCCTTTTCTCAGTTCGCTGATGGTGTGCAGGAACGTATTATGGAGGAATACGGTGATCTGAGACAGAGCCGTGATTCTGCCATTCTTGCGGCCCGGGGTATCCGTCAGCTGACCAGTGAGGAGAAAGAGTTTTATCAGGCCTGGATTGATGCCTCAAAATCTGCGAACCCGAAGCAGGCACTGGTGGATATCTCAAAGGCAATGCCGGAGACGGTTATTGACACCGTGATTTCTGACATGAGAGAGTCCCACCCCCTGTTGGATAATATTGACTTTCTGAACTGCCAGGGCGTGATCAAGATGATCGTCAATGCAGACAATATTGATCTGGCCACCTGGAGCGCCCTGAATTCTGCTATCGCCACCGAACTGGCAGGAAAGATTGATACACTTGATATGACCCTGGCAAAGCTGAGCGCATTTATCCCGGTGTCAAAGGATATGCTGAAGCTGGGACCGGCATGGCTGGACAATTATGTGCGGATCATTCTTTCTGAGGCATCAGCAGCAGGACTGGAAAAAGGAATTCTGAAAGGAACAGGAAAAGATCAGCCGATCGGCATGTGCAAAGATCTGGCTGGTGCAGTGACACAGGGTGTTTATAAAGACAAAACAAAAGTAAGTCTTGGAACGCTGGAACCGGAAGGATACTGTGGAATCATTGCGCCGCTGGCGAAGAAACCGGATGATGTGGGAGGGTATCGCACGGTTCCTGAGGTTATGCTTGTGGTAAATCCGGTGGATTATATTAAACGGATCCTCCCGGCGTCTACGGTCCGGGCTACCGATGGCAGCTATAAGAATAACATTTTCCCGTATCCTACGAAGGTAGTTCAGTCCGCTGTGCTGGATGAGGGAGAAGCGATTCTCGGAATCGCAAAAAACTACTTCATGGGAATCGGGGCAGGCTCTTCCGGAAAGATCGAGTACTCCGACGAGTTCCAGTTTCTGGAAGACAACCGGGTATATACAACAAAGATGTATGGAATGGGGCGGCCGAAAGACAACAACTCCTTCCAGTATCTGGATATTTCCAAACTGAAACCGCAGTCCCTGAAAGTGGAAGTAACCAACACCGAGGGAAACCCGGTAAACACAAAGGCGAAAGCTTGATGAGGTGATCACATGGCAGCAGAAGAGCTTTTGAATGACGTCAGGAATTATCTGGATATTACTTACAGTGATACGGATGGAGATACGAAGCTGATCGGCATCATCACCAGGGGAATGGCCTATCTGGACGCTAAGGCAGGGAAAACACTGGATTACGGAACAGAGGGACAGCCCCGGGCACTTCTGCTGGATTACTGCCGGTATGCACGCAACAGTGTGCTGGAACTGTTTGAACAGAATTTCCATTCAGAACTGATCATGTTGAGAATCGGGGTGCAGACGGATGAATACGCGGAAGACAACGGTTTCATTTGAAACGTTCAATGATGGATTGGTTTCCATTCATCTGATCGATGATGATGGGAACGCAGGGCAGATCAGGGGAAAATTCCGGTATGCAGAGAAAACCGTTGGAGCGGCGCGGTACTATGAAGCCATGACGGCCAAGATGCAGGTCGACCGCCTGATCCGGATCCAATACCAGGAATGGCTGACGACGGAGTATCTGGCAGTGATCCGTGGACGGGTCTATGAGATCAGCCAGGTACAGATGATTCCGGATTCTCTGCCGAAAACCAGTGCGTTATCCCTGCATCTTGCAAGACAGAGGGAGGTGGCCGATGGCATCCTTTGAAGTAAAGGGTTTTGAGGAACTTTTGACACAGCTGGATAAGCTGGGAAGGTTCGATGAGGTAGCCCCCAAGATGATGAAAGCCGGCATGGAGATTCTCCAGGAGGAAGTTGTAGCGGAGGCGTCGAAGCATAAAGACACTGGCGCTATGGCGGCATCGATCAAACCTACCGGTCTCATGGCTGGCTATGGCGGCGGGTATTATATGTGTACCCGGCCCACCGGGCGGGACAAGAAAGGCGTCCGGAATATGGAAAAACTGGCTTATCTGGAATTTGGCGTGAAAGGCCGTCCCGCCACCCCGGTAATCACCAGCGCGGTGATCCGGGCCGAGCCGCGGGTTCTCCAGGCAATGCAGGAGGTATTTAACCGGGAGGTGATGCAGTGATGGAACTGGAAAAAGTTCTGGAAGGCATTGGAATCCCGGTGAAATATTATGAGTACGCCGGAGTAAAGCCGGAATACATCGTGTATAACGAGGAAGTAGAACAGCCGGCAGACTACGGCGATAATGATCCGGAATGTCACATTACCTGGTGGCAGGTACATATCTTCACTCCGAAGACCGGAAAGTTCCGGGAATATAAGAAGGCAGCAGAGGCAGCCCTCCGGAAAGCCGGTTTTACGGTAACGGATATCCGGACCCTGTATGAAACAGAAACGAAAACAATCCATGTGGTACTGTCGTGCCACGAAGAAAGAGAGGAATAACTATGGCGAAAAAAGGCCTTGAATATGTAGTATTTGGTAAGCTCCAGGAAAATGGAACCTATAAAGAAGGCAAGAGACTGAGCCCGGCAGCAGCGTTCAACGGCACCCCTACAAAATCTAATGCAAAAGACTATGGGGATAACGTGCTTCAGGAAGTGGATAACTCTGTGACTGGTGCGACTCTGAGTGTAGAACTGAACAATGATGTGGATGAGATTTATACTTACCTGCTGGGGCACACCAAGACAGAGGGTGAAAATGGGGAAATTTCCTTTAAATCTACCGATGAGGCTCCCTTTGTTGGAGTGGGTGCAGTCGGAAAGTCTGAGAACAAGTGGGTAGTTAAATTCTATACGAAAGTGAAGTTCTCTGAGCCAAATGATGAGAATCAGACAAAACAGGAAAATACAACTTTTACACATGTGACTCTGGAAGGAGAGGCTATGGTGCCGGAAGATTCAAAAGAATGGAAAATCAGAGCAACTTTTGGTACTCTGAAAGCAGCAAAAGACTGGCTGAACAAAAAAGTCGGAATCACCGCGGAGGCAGCGTGAGCAGCCTAAGACCGGGAGGCGCCTGGATAATGATCGGGGGAGAAGAACATTGCGTCTTCTTCTCCCTCGGTGTTATTGACGAATTGCAGAGCCGATTTGGTAAAACAGTGGGACAACTCCTGGTAATGTTGAAAGATCCTGTGGAAGGACCGGGGTACCTTCGGGAAATACTGACAGCACTTTTGAATGACGAGGGAATCCGGCTGAAAAACGGAAAAAGGTATACAAAAGAAGAGGTGGGTTCTCTCGTGATGCAAAAGGAGATTCCGGGACTGACAATAGCCCTTTTCCTGGCCTTCAATGACGCCATGCCGGAGCCGGAGGATGAGAGAGACGACGAAGAGAGCGAGCTGCTGGATATTGCACAGCTTCTTATTATTGCCACCTCAAAAATGGGTTACAGCGAGGAAGAGATCTTCAATATGACCCCCAAAAAATTCTTTACACTCTTTGAAAAGTATCTGGAACTGAACGGAAAGAAGAAAGATACCCGGGCGGCCATTGATATGTTGCCGTAAAATGGTATTTTTTATATTGTAATTTTCTGCAAAAATGTTAGAATGTTGAAAAAGGAGGGAGTTACATATGAAAAAAATATCAGTAACATTGGCAATTCTACTTTTAACGTTGATATTCCCGTTCAATTCAAAAGCAGAGGAACAAAAAAATAAGTGGGAGATCGGGACCTATGTCGATAAGTTTGGCAGGTCTACAGGTGAAAAGTATGTTACGACTGAAGATTACATTGACGGCACGTTTAGTAATAGTGCAACAACCGATTCTGAATTAAAAGTTATTCTTTTAATGGATAAAGAAAATATTTTCTTTCGGTTGTACGAATACGGAGATAACCAAGTCGATAATTATTACAGCAAAGACAAATATTATAGCCTGAGCATTTTAGATTCTAAAGATATAGAACATGAGATAAGCTGTTATTTTTGTTCAAAAGGAACAGATTTAATTGTGGAGGACAAGGATGAGTTTTGCCGGGCTCTGGAATATGGTGGAAAGACCATGTTTTACTTAGAAGAAAATGACGGAACGTCAACATATAAGTTTACTGTTAATTTTGAAGATGGCTTTGAAAAAACGTACGCAAAGGTAGGCGGCGAGTTTGAAAATAACGAAGCCCACAAAAAGTATTTAGAAGAAGAAGCGGCAAAAAGAATAAATGCAAAATGTGAAGTCTCTGTAGAAAAAACAGAAGATCAGCATATAAAATGCAGCGTGAAGTCAGAAATTCCAGATGGTGCAACCATTGATCTTTACCTATTTAAAAATTATTCTTGCATAGAAAGCGCAGAAACAATACTGAAAAATGGTGAAATCATACATGAGTTTAAAACAAGTTTGGAAGGCTCTGAAAATGGTGATGAATACGAAGTCGATGCAAGGCTTATATATGAAAACCAGTCAAACGAAATCAAGGAAAAATTAGGGAAAACATCGAATAGTTTTGATTATTTTTATTATGTGGACGGAGTGGAAATACCATCTTACGGAGAAGAAAAAGAATTAAAATTAGGATATAGCATCTATACAGTGAACGAATAAAGACGAAAGGAGCCGAAAATATCGGCTCCTTTTAAATTTTCATTGGTAGGATGAAAAAAGTTTCAAATAACTCTTGACTTGTTGCGTGCAACATGTTAATATTGTTACATGCAACAAGGAGGTGAGAAAAGTAGAAGAGAAAAGTAGAGCTGAGTATTTCAAAGAGCGTAGAGAAAAATTCAAAGCATTTCACGTTGAAGTAGAAAAAGAAAAAATGATGCGCTTTGAAGAAAAACTGAAAGAAAAGAACGTTACAAAAAAAGAATGGCTCGATGAGAAAATCAGTGAGGAACTAAAAAAATAGAGATCCGCCCACACCTACCACAGCCGGACGAATCTCTCCCACAGAAGTTTCCTTCTGTAAATATTATAATGCAGATGGAAACTTCTTTCAAGGGTTAAAATTTGAAAGGAGATTTTATTATGCAGGAATTAAAAGTAATTGAAAATAATTTAGTGCCAGTGTACGAAACAAGCAATGGCGAAAAGGTTGTATATGGTTCAGAACTCCACGAAGTGCTTGAAGTAAAGAGTAAATTTGCTGACTGGATTAAAAATAGATTGAATGATTGCGATGCTGCCGAAAAGGAAGACTTTGAGACTTTTTCTAAAATTTTAGAAAAAGGCAGACCAACAGTAGAATACATCGTCAAACTCGACACCGCCAAAGAAATGGCAATGCTTGAGCGGAATGACAAAGGCAAACAGGTACGGAAATACTTCATTGCCGTAGAAAAGAAGTATAACAATCGCATGAAAGTTCCCATGACCATCCCCGAACAGATTCAGCTCCTTGCAATGGGAAATGTAGAACTCAACCAGAAAGTAGATGATCTCGACAAGAAAATTGACCGTCTGGAACTCGACCTTCCCATTCTCGGCATCGAGATCGACCGGATTACTTCAGCAGCGAAGAAGAAAGGCGTGGAGTGCCTTGGCGGAAAGAACAGCGAAGCTTACCAGGACAAATCCCTCCGCGGAAAAGTCTACAATGACATTTACCGGGAATTGAAGCGGCAGTTTGGTGTAAGTACATACAAAGCTATCAAGCGGAGCCAGTGTGATACGGCTGTGTCAATCATCGGAGAGTACCAGCTTCCTTATGTTCTGCTGGAACAGGTGCAGCTCAAAAACTCTCAGCTTGGTTTATGGGGGGGGGGGAAGCACATTATGAGTAAAAGAGCCCCTAAACTGAAAAGAAAAGAAATTTTAAGTACCATAAATACTTACTGCGAGAAGAATAATAATGACTTCGTACTGGTCTATCTGATGAAGGCTGCCGAACTTTTCTATAAAATGTATGACAATGAAGACTATGCCAGCTTGACAGATCTCGATTGGGATAAAGCGCTAGCACTGTTAGATCTTATACAGTGTAATGATGAGAAAAAGGTTCATAACATAAAAGTCATTCTTGGTTGCATGATGAGAAAATGCTAAATGGGGAAAGAATATGAAAAATTTTAAAGGAATTTTATTTTGCGTATTCCTTTTCATGAGTTTTGCACTTGCGTCAACAGATCTGTTCTGGTTTGCTGTTTATTTGCTGGCATGCGGAGTGATCTGGTGTCTGGTTCATCTTTATAGATGGCTGAGCTGGCTGTTTGCGGATGATATTAAACACATGAAACGGGACAAGGACAAGTATTATAAAAGAAGAGGATGGAAATAACCGCACATAAGCGTCTGCCGGATTGGCAGGCGCTTCTTTTATACATGAATCGAGGATGAACTATGGCAGGAAAAAATGATATTGTTGCCGGAATCCGGCTGGAAGGCGATCAGCAGTTCAAGAGCAGCGTAACCAGCGTTAATAAAACAGTCACTTCTCTGAGATCAGAGCTGAATCTTGTCAAAGCGCAGTACGATGGAAACCAGAACAGCATGGAGGCTCTGACCAAAAAAGGTGAGATATTAAATAAAATCCTGGAGCAGCAGAAGCAGAAGGTGGAGGCCACGAAGCAGGGGCTGGAGAACGCCACCAGGGCTTATGAAAATGGTGGAAAAAAGATTCAGGAAATGGAAAAGGCCTGCACCGCCCAGGAAGAGAAACTGGAAGAGTTAAACAGAACCTACCAGCAGTCCAAGCAGAAATTGGAAGAACTGGAAAAGACAAACGGTTCTTCCAGCGACGCGGTAAAGGAGCAGCAGGAAGCAGTCAAAAAGCTGGAAGAAGAGCTGAACGACCAGAACACAGCGGTTGCGAAGGCTAAAACCGAACTGAGTCGGTGTCAGAGTGAATACCAGAAGACGGGAAACAAGGTTGAGGATTGGAAAACAAAACTGAATAACGCCGAAGCTCAGGTTATTAAAGCGAACAGCGCTGTGGCCGAAAATGCCCGCTACATGGATGAAGCAGCAGCGTCGGCGGACAAGTGTGCAAAAAGTATTGATGCGTACGGAAAAACAGTAAAAGAACCCGAAAAGATCAATACAGAATCCTTGTTAAAGGGTGCCGTGATCGAAAAAGCGGTGGATATTGCTACGAATGGCCTGGGACAAATTGCAGGTGCGGCAAAAGAGGCTGTTACAGAAATAAAAAAAGTAGGCAGCAGTTTTGAGGCCGCCATGTCAGGGGTAGAGGGCGTCAGCGGAGCGACAAAACAGGAAGTTTCTCAGCTTTCAGACAAGGCAAAAGAAATTGGAGCGAACACAAAGCTTTCAGCAGAACAGGCAGCGGGCGCAATGATGAACCTGTCTGTAGCGGGGTGGCAGGTGCAGGAAACATTAGATGGCGTCGACGGTGTCGTATATCTTGCACGGGCGGCAAACATGGATCTGGCGGAATCAGCTCAGATCGCTGCGGATAATATTGCGACTTTTAATTTACAGGCATCAGACACCACTCACATAGCAGATATGCTGGCTTACGCCCAGGCGCACAGTAATACGACGGCGTCACAGCTGGGCCAGGCCTACAAAAATTCGGCAGCAAACATGAACGCCGCCGGACAGACGATTGAAACCACCACGGCAATCCTGGAGGCCCTGGCCAACAACGGCCTGCGTAGCGCGGAGTCAGGTACCGCATTGGCAGCAGTAATGCGTGACATGACTTCCAAAATGGAAGATGGAGCTATCGCAATCGGCGATACTTCGGTTAAGGTCATGGATAGCAGAGGAAACTTCCGTGATATGCTTGACATCTTAAAGGATGTGGAAAAAGCGACAAACGGTATGGGTGACGCTCAGAAACAGGCCGCTTTACTCTCCACATTTACTTCGGATTCAATCAAGGCATTGAACATGATGTTGAATACCGGAGCCGATGAAATCGCCGGATATCGGGAAGAACTGGAAAATTGTGCGGGTGCTGCCGAAGAGATGGGCGACACCATGGACGATAATCTGGAAGGAGCCACAGCGGCTTTCAATTCTGCCGTTGAGAGTCTGGAAATCACTATCTACGAAAAGTTCAGCGGACCGCTGAAGGCTGCCACAGAAATGGCCACATCTGCGGTTTCTTCTATCACGAAAGCGATTACTCCGCAGAAAGATGCGGTCAATGAAGTATATGATTCAATTATAGAATCTACGGAAAAATTAAAGGATAATGTCAAGTCTATTGGAGAGACCTTCACCGGAAGCATGGAAGAGGCTCAGAATGTGAGCGATCTGGCGGAACGGTTGGAAACTCTAAATGAGGTTGAAAATCGTACGACCATTCAGAAACAGGAAATGGCGGACATTGTTGACACACTGTCACTTTCTATTCCAGAGCTGAAAGGGGCCTATGACGAAGAAAATGACAGCCTGTCAGTAACCAATGATGAATTGGAAAAACTGGTAAGGAACTATAAGAAAACAGCTGTTGAGCAGGCTCTCATAACGGCGAACCAGGATCTGTACAACCAGCAGCTCGAAGCGACAAAACAGTTACAGGCAGCAGAAGAACAGCTGAAAAGTATTGAGTCTCGAAAGAAACTTCTGGAAAATGAAAGAGACTTAATTTTAGAAGTAAAAGATCAGCGCGAAAAAATGTCAAATGATGCGATATGGGGAATGGGAGCAGATACCGATTCTATTATTGACTATCAAACTAAAGCGTTGGAATTATATAGTCAGGCACTTGCAGATGGAATTATAACGCAGGAAGAGTTTAACGAAGCGCAGAAACAGCTGACCGAAGGTAATATGGAGGACCGGTTCTCCATATTGATTGGCCAAATTGTTGCTACAGATAATTCTATGGGGCTGCTCAGTCAGTCTGTAGATACACTGGAGAATCAGACAGAGGGACTGAATAAGACTATTGATGATAATAACAAGGTTTTGGAAGATTCCGAAAGTCAGATAACAGCAAACCGAAAAGCCGCCGAAGAAATGGTTGGTATGGCAGATGACGGTGTGGATGCCTTGAAAAGGGCAAATGGAGAGCTGCCACCATTGTCTGAGAATCTCAAAAAACAGGCCCAGGCAACGAGTCTGAGTCTGTCTGAGGCTGGAAAGTACAATATTGTTCTCGGGGATTCTGCCTCATCTGCGGACGAAGCCTCAAAAAGCATCCTGGAGTACACAGGAACTGTGGAAGATGCCGGGGATGCGGCGGCGGATTCAGCAGAAAAACAGAAAGAAGCCCAGCAAAAGGCCGCTGACGCTGCAAAGGAAGCCGCCGAAGCTCAGCGAACAGCCGCCCAGGAAATTCTCGACGCCTACAATTCCACTAGGGAAAGCATCGAATCCAGTTTGCAGAGCAAAATCAGCCTGTTTGATTTGTTTGAGAAGGAAGATGGCGGAGCAGATGTTACCACCGAGGCGATGAACAAGAATATCAATAGCCAGATCGAGGCTATCAAGAAATACAAGGAAAATCTCCAGAAACTCCGGGAAATGACCGACGAGGAGGGAAAGAGCCTGGTATCACCGGAGTTCATTCAGTACATTGAAAGTCTGGGCATGGAAGGAGCAAATGCTCTCGATCACATGGTCTGGACGTGGGAGAATCAGGGGGAATATGGCGCTGAGCAGGTCAAGAGTATTTCTGACAACTATACCGAGGCTATGGACCTGACGGAAGGAATAGCGAAAACTGAGGCGTCAAACATCACAGCATACAAGGCGGCAATGAAAGAATTTGCTTCATCAGCGGAAGAATTTACAGACCTTCGGGATGCGTTCGATTATGCAGCACAGTACGCCGGTGAAGCCTGGGAGAATCTGACGGACGAAACAAGGACGGCCTGGGAGGAGGTAGTAGATACTGCGGTTGCTTGCGGCGTGCAGATTCCAGAAGGCCTGGCAGATAGTATTACATCCGGATCAACGTCACCGGAACAGGCTATAGCGATGATGAACAAAGCTATTGAAGGACAGTTTGAGGGACTGGCGGAGATCGCAGAGAGCTGTGGTATCCAGGATATAGATGAGCTGAGAAAAGGCATCGAAGCTGGCGGACAGGATGCTATAGATGCCTATGCAGATCTGATTGAACTCCTGGCAGCCAATAACGTAGACCTGGAGACTGCCGGCAAAGAGGGTGGCACCAGCCTTGGAAAGGGCACTGCGGAAGGAATCAAGGGTGAAACCGATAATACGAAGTCAACTGCCCAGAAAGTTGTGGAGTCGGCCCAAAAAGCTATCAATGATAACGCCGGAGCTTACGGATCCGCCGGAAAACTCCTCATCACCGCAATGGCCGCCGGAATGACAGCCTTTTCCTATCAGGTTAGCAATGCAGCGGGAACAGCAGCGGGAAACGGAGCCGGTGCGGCAGTGGGCTATACAAGCAGCTATCAGGAAGCCGGAAACCAGCTGGCCGCCGGTTTTGCCCGCGGTATCGCCCAGAATCAGAGTCAGGCTATCAATGCAGCAGCGAACATGGCTACGGCGGCCCTCAACGCCGCAAAAAGGATTCTGGATATTCATTCCCCGTCAAAAAAATTTCAGGACGAGATCGGCGCGAATGTAGCGAAAGGTATGGCATGGGGCATCAAGTCCAATGCGGTTCTGGCGAAAAACGCTTCCGCAAAAATGTCACAAGACGTATTGGATTCTGCCACCGCTTGGTTGGAGGAATACAAAGCTAAGCGCTATACCTCGTTGGAAGATGAAAAACTGTTTTGGCAGAAGGTAGCTGCAAACACGAAAAAAGGAACTGCGGCCTACAAGAAAGCCCAACAGGAAATAGCGGATCTCAATGCCAAAATCTTGAAAATGCAGAGCGCCGCGAATAAGACGATAGGCGGCGTATCACGGACGAAAACGGAAGGAAGCGGCAGCAGTCAAAAAACCGTTGATAAGTCTGTTTCTGACTACTATTCAGATATATACAAGGCCGCGACCAAACATCTGGCAAATATGAAAGTGTATTATAACCTCAGTGTTCAAGAAGAGGAAGCGTACTGGGCACAGGTTCTGACAAAAATACAGAAAGGTACGCAGGCTTACACAGATGCGTATGAACAGTGGAAAACCGCGCGGAATAGCGGAAAAAGTGCCAACACCGCGGCTGCTGAGGAAAAGAACGACTACGCTCTGAACGGTGGAGCATTGGATACATACAAGCAGTATTTCAAGGTTTCCGAGCGGGCCGAGGTGGATTACTGGAACACGGTCCGGAAAAATTATAAGCGCGGCACCAAAGAGCGTGAGGAAGCCGACAAAAAGTATTTTGCGGCGAAAAATACCCTGAACGAGTCCCTGAAAAGCTTGGAGGATGACTATGTGGATAAAGTCACTACAGTCAACTCTAAATTGAAAGAGGATATTCAGGATATTACCGATGATCTGGCAGATTCCATCACCGATGTCACGAAAGAGACTCAGGATAAGATAGAGGAGTTGAATAAAACTTACGCTGATTCCGTAAAAAGTCGGCAAGAGTCCATCTACAATTCAATGAAGTTGACGGACAAGTTTTACTCAGAGTCCGACTCCGGCAGTACGCTTTTGTACAATCTAAAAACTCAGGTGGTTGGCTTAGATGACTGGAAGACTCAGCTTCAGAAACTCCGTGATAAAGGTATTGATGCAGACTTTATAAAAGAACTTGAGGATATGGGCCCGGAAGCCTCGGCCATGCTCCACGTTCTGAATAACGACCTGCCGGAAGGATCAGAAGGCAAAGGAATGACGGAAGCCCAGCTGAACGAATATGTTTCACTCTGGCGACGAAAAAAAGAGATTTCTCAGCAGGAAGCCGAGAAAGAGAATGAAGACCTGAAAATGCAGACGGAACAGGAGGTGGCTGCAGCGAAAGCCTCCGGTGATGCCCAGATTGCCCAGCTGAATAAGAATAGTGAACAGAAGATTGCCACTCTCAAAGCCAACGCTCAGGCAGAAATCAAAGCCTATACGGAAGAGTATTTGAAGGGCGTGAACGATCTGGAAAAGCCGATAAACGCTTCACTGCAGCACATTGCAAACCAGGCCGGAAAGATCGGTGAGAGCACGGTTACGAAGTACGTTCAGAGCTTATACGCACAGGTTTCCAGCAAGAATGCGAAATCGTCCCTGCTGAATACCACCACGACGATCACTACAAACTTATCAAAACTGACCAAAGACGGTGAGAAAATTGGCCAGGACACTCTGGATGGTATCTTGAAAGCCATGAACGACTCAAAGAAAATTAAAACTTACACCACGAATATGGTCAAAAAGATTGTTGCAGAAACGAAGAAGGCTGCAAAGATCAAGTCCCCTTCACGTCTGATGGCCGAAGAAGTTGGCGAGTATATCCCCGCTGGCGTCGGCGCAGGCATCGAGGAAAACACCGCTACGGCAATTAAACCAGCACAGGATATGATCCGCCAGCTGGTAGAATCCACTACCGGCAAAAACATGGGAAATATCACGTTGGAACAGTACCTACAGCGGATTGACGCCGGAGCGGCCCAGGCGGCCGACGCCGCTGTACAGGCTCAGACTCAGCTCCCGGGAGTTAATGTTGATACTGGAAATTTGGCCAACCTGCTGGCACAGCTGATCGGAGAAGTACAGAAAGTTGCCACCAATACTGCCGGAACCACGCAGATTGTTCTCGATACCGGCAAGCTGGTAGGGGAAGTCGCGAAACCGATATCTCAGGAACTGGCTCTACAGTCCCGGGCACAGAACCGGGGAAGATTCTAAGGAGGCGAGAAAATGCAGATCAATGGAATAGACATATCTCGATGGCACGCCCGGCAGTGGGCGGTATCGATCGGGAATCATGCGATAACAAATAACAGTGAATGGAACAGGGGCTCTCCGGATCCATTCCTGATTGGCGGCACGGTCGGGTTCAAAACCATCAAATTAACATTACTGATCAAGGATTTCACCAGGGAGGTTATGACCATGGATCGTTCCAATATCGTAGCTGCCCTGCTGGAACCGACGGACATCACTTTGGACGGATTTTCTCACAAATTCCGAGTGGTGCTTTCAAAAGATGCCAGCTTTGAGGAAACTGTAAACTATCGGCAGGACCGCTGGCATAAACTGACCCTGGAACTCCAGGGCTATGAGTATGGACCGGAAATTTCCATATCTGGGATCACAACACTGACAGTTGTAAATCCTGGAAACCTGAACACTCCGGCGGTATTGGAGTTACTGCCCAGTATCAGTACGATACCGGTGACTCTCCGGGGAATTTGCAGGAATCCACTCACCGGCGAGGATGATCCTGTTACTGTCAGGAATTTGACGACAGATAAAAAGGTGATCATCGACGGAGAAAAAGGACTGATAACGCAGGATGGTGTCCAGAAGGCCGGTGACGTAGATTTCTGGGAGCTTCCGGTACTGACTCCTGGAGAAAACACAATCACCTGCGATAACACGAATATCACCATGACAATTAAATTCAAACCAAGATATATGTGAGGTAAACCATGACAAATAGAGAAATGATCGCAAACTATAACGGCCTGATCTGTATTCAGTCTCTGGAAGAGGAACACTATAAGCGGACTGGTGAAAAATTATTCCAGGGGCGGGTGAAAATTACATACGCTATCAAAAAGAATATGAGAGAGTTCCTGGATAAATTAAAACCCTACGATGAAGCCAGGGACGAGGTTTTCGAGGAATACCGGGATCAGGATGCCGAGAAAAAATCGGAAGAAAAGCTGAAAAAGAAAATGATCACAAGTGCGGAGGGTACAGTAGAACATGAACGGGAAATGAAAGCCTACAATGAAAAAGTAGGTAATCTGGAAATCATCATGAAGCCCGGAAAAGACAAGGCAGAATATGAATCAAAAATCAAAGAGCTGCTGGACATTGACGTAACAGACGTGAATATTCACACCATCAGTCTGGATCAGATCGATGGTATCGAGCTGGACAGCGCGCAGCTGGAGCCGTTGATGTTCATGATTGCGGAGTAATAAAAGGAGGCCTCCTCCATGCTGAAAATATTTAATCAGTCCCACGAGGTTGTGGGATACATAAAAAAGTACCGAGATTGTAAGATCGAGAGCGTTCTTTCCACTGCGGAAAAGACGCTCTCTTTCACATATCTTGGAAAATCCAAGAAAATTGACTATGAGTATTATATTCAGACCGCAGATGCTGAGTATGTAGTAAAAGCGATCCGGATCACATCAGACGGCTACCCGGAGTATACGGCGACATTAAACGTAGAAGAGCTGGAAGCAAAGACCTGGGAAACCTTCCTGGCGAAAGACTCCAGTTTGCGAGACACCGCAAACTTGGCCCTGGCCGGGACTGGCTGGCGTGTAGCGGAATGTACCATGGATAAAAAGCGGAGTGTAGGCCTGCAAAATGTCACAAGTAAAGTAGTTTTACAGAAGCTCTGTACTGTGTTCATGTGCGAAATGCAGGTGGACAGTAAAGCTAAGACAGTTTCCTTCCGGGAGAAGTTTGGTGAGGACAAGGGAGTCTATTTCCTTCAGGGGCTGAATCTGCGACAGCTGACATTATCTGGTGATACCTACGACTTCTATACTCGGATCATTCCGGTAGGAAAGGATAATCTCAAAATCACGTCAGTGAATGACGGAAAAGAATACATCGATAATTTTCAGTTTTCAAAGAAGATCATTCCGTATATTTGGCAGGACACCAGCTACGAGGATGCTACCTCCTTGATGGAAGATGCCACCGAAAAGCTGAAAGACCTGTCAATCCCGAAAAAGTCATATACGACGGATGTCAGGGATTTGGCTTACCGGAGTGCCGAATACAGCATCCTGGAGTACAGTCTTGGTGACACAATCACACTGATCGATCGTAAGAACGGCATCCGGGACAAACAGCGGATCACAAAGATCACAGAATATCCCGGAAATCCTGATAAAAACACCTGCGACATAGCAAACACTCGCGAGACCTTCGAAGAGATCCAGTCCCGTCTGAAAGAAGCCGCCAGTATCATAGAAGCGGCGAAAAATCTGGACGGAAGCATCAACGGAAACGCGGTGGATAAAGTAACCACAGATCAAATTCTGGGATTCAAAGATGGTGTGGAATCTGAAATACAGAATAGCGGAACGATAAGCGGGATTTACGGGAGAATAGAAGCCACAACGGCCGAAATTGGAACAATTAAAAGCACATACCTGCAAGTTACAGAAGCAGATATCAAATATGCCACGATTGATCTGGCGAACATCAAGAACGGTTCGATCAAAACGGCAATGATTGACGTGGGAGCGGTCAATACGGCTCAAATCGCGGACGGCTCCATCACGGATGCAAAAATTGTTGAACTGACAGCAAACAAGATAACCGCCGGAACCCTCTCGGTAGAGCGCCTGGAAATCAGGGGAAGCAACAGAAGTATTGTCTACGCCCTGAACAACATCACCGGGGCCATCCAGGCCCAGAACGTCGATACATTGAATGGCGAGATCTTAACTCCACGGACCATCACAGCAGATAAGATCGTGGCTCAGTCCATCACAGGTGGCGAGATCGCTGCCAAAACAATCTTGGCCAACCACATTGATGTGGCGGATCTCTTCGCACAGAAAATCGAAGCGATAGATATTCATATCACGGGAAACAGTACCGTAGAGGGAACACTAATTACTGGTGTGCTGAAATCAAAGAATTACAAATATACGAGCGGAGTATATGCGGATTCGGGAGCGGCACTTGATTTAGATAAGGGTTTGATAGTGTCAAAGGGATTCATGGTAAATGGAACGACCGGAGAAGTATTCTTCAAAGGAAAATTGGAAGGCCCGTCTGGGTACATTGGCGGTTTCAACATTGACGGCAGTGATCTGATAGTAAATAAATCCCTTGCAAATGGGACAACGGCAAAATTTACATTATCAGGAACCGGTGCATACGGAAATATGATAGAGATTTATAATGGATCCCTTGGAAAGAATGTTTTTGTTGCTGATTATCTCGGCTATTTGCACGCCGAGGATGTATCTTTTAATACTATATCAGCCGCAAGTCTGGCACTTTCAAGTGACTTAGGTGTGCATGGCAATATGGATGTACAAGGTCATATAAATGGAACATTGTACGGGTCTGCTTCGTCTATGCGAAATGCGGGAATAAATGTCATCGGAATGGTGGCCAGCGATACAGTTACCACATGGGGGGATTTATTAAATAGTGTGCATTTTATCAATAACGAATCGACACAAATTGTTACTGACAATCCATCAACATGGGGGATGATTTTTAACATGGCAATGGGTTCAGACGTTCATCAGATCTGGTGTACGCAACCGTCGGGAGCATTGTTCCATCGTGGTGGTAATAGCAGCGGATGGAGCGGAACGTGGCGTGAAATTGTGGATTCTTCCAATTACGCACGGATTACCGGAGAGATATATTCTATCGGCAGTAACTGGAAATCACTTGCATCATACGCAGGGGACAATACCACGGCCCTGGGTGTATCAGGAAACAGATACACTCGCTTGTATGCCGCAAGTGCAACTATCAGCACATCAGATGAAAATGAGAAAAGTATTATTTCAGGGATTACAGGGGCATATGAAAAGACATTTCTGAATCTAAAACCAATTCTGTACCGCTGGAAAAACAACGATGCGAAAAAACATGATCGGGTCCATTGTGGGCTTGGAGCGCAGAGCGTTCTTTCGGCAGCAAAGGAAAATGGATTGACTGCATTAACCTTTGCGGCAATCTGCCGGGATGATTTGGAGGAACCGACGGCAGACGGCAGGACGGAACGCTGGGGAATTGCATATGAGGAATTGATACCTTTGACTATTCATATGACGCAAAAGGCATTCGAAAAAATTGGAAACATTGAAAGCGCCATGGATGGGTTAAACAGAGAAACTATAAAAATAGCATTTTTGCAGGATCAGATAGAACAGTTATACAGTTACGTTGGAGAATTGAAAATGCAGATATCAGAAAGGGGATAAAACTATGTTGACAGAGACAGCAAAAAAGGTAACTATCACGGCTACTTCGGTAGTGGAGATTGAGGAAAAGAAAGTTGTACTGGAGAATTACACAGCAACCGTAGACTCGGGGAATCCAGAAAACTTGAGCATGAGCAAATTTTTCCCGACCGCAGAATCAAAAGATCTGTATAAAGACTACCGGACGGAGTGCCGGGAAGATTACGCGGCATTTCAGGAAAAAGCATATGCGCTCCAGGATGAGATGTTTGCTATGCTTGAAAAATAAGAGGTGAACAATATGAAAAAAATCCTTACAGCCGATTTCTCAAAAGGAAATGAGAAGGCATATGTACGCGGATTGTATCAGCATGATTATGGAGCAATTTTAAAAGTGACAGGAATTGAATATGCCGAGATCATCCGCGTTGATTTCGCAGGGCCAAACGACGAAAAAGCGCATCCGGTTGTAGCACTGCAGGAATCGGACGGAGGCTTCTGCGTAAAAATCCCGAAAGAAAACACGGATAAAGCCGGTGAATTGAGCGCGTATATATACGTCACAGATGCCGAAGCTGGCTTCACGATAAAAGAAGTAATTCTGCCGATAATCGAAAGAGTCGAAGCAGATCCGGACCCTTCTGGCGAAAAAACAGATCCTTTTGCAGAAGTAATTGAAGAAATCAAGAAAAATGCAAAATCCGCCAGTGATTCAGCAGCTTCCGCGGCCGAGTCTAAGAAGTCAGCATCCGAATCCGCCACGCGGGCAGAAAAATCCGCCGTGGAGTCTCAGGGATCAGCCGAGTCTGCGGCAGAATCGGAAAAAGCCGCCGCAACGTCAGCTACAGCCGCCGCCGAGTCTGCAAACCAGTCCCGGGAGTCCGCCACCGCTGCCCGTTCAGCCGC